TCCAACAGATCCACCGTAGATGCTAGACGCGCTCAAGCCACCAGCAAATCGTGCAGCACCAGTATGATCGGTAGTGGACGCAAAAGTAGCACCACCACCAACATAGAATACACCAGCAAAGGTTGAACCACCTGATCCGTAAATGTTGGCTGCACTCAAGCCACCGCCAACAGAAACACTGGACGCAAAAGTTGATCCACTTGATGCGTAAATAGTAGACGCACTCAATCCATTAGCAAATGCAACAATAGATGCAAAGGTAGAACCCCCGCCCACATACAGACGATCAGCACTCAAGCCACCCGTAGTCCATATTCCAGCAATAGCCGTAATACCCCTGCTGCTGTACACACCCGCAGCAGTAATACCGTTAGAAAACACAATCCGCTGCGTAAAGGTCAAGCCTTCTGTGATTGTGGGAGCCAAAGATGCGCTCCACGCACCTGTGGAACCGTAAGTCACACCAATAGAACCGCTTCCAACAGCGTCATAAATCTTGAGTTTGTTCAGTTTGTAAATAGCCGTATTGGTAGCGTCTCTCCAAAAGTTGAAGGTGTCACCCAACTGTACTTCGGGGATGGTGTATGTATTGTTATCTGGTCCTGTGCTACCGGGCATTCGTTAGTCCTTTTTGTGGGCTTCCAAACGAAGCAATCGCTCGTTCAATGTATCTATCTGGGATTGTAATCCTTTAATTGTTTCTCGCAACGCTTCCTTTTCACGAATTTGGGATAAAATATTTGAGTCGCCTAGAACCACACCCCGACCGTTTGCGTTTTTTATGTATTTACCAATCATACTGTTCGGAGGCTAGCCATTCGCAAGTTACGAATCGCGGGCAACACAGAATAGGTCTTGGTTTGGTCGGTGATTACTGTCGAGTCAATTGTGAATACTAGTTTGATCTGATACCCACGAATACCTGTTGTGTTGTCAAATAGTGCCCATCGTGTTGGACGGAAATCGTATTCACTCTTGGACAGGTTAGAAGCCGCTGTAAACGGAATCTTGGGGCTACCAATTCCTTCAACGGCAGTCATAGCCACCCACGATTGACCAAACAAATCAGACTCACCACGATTAGTATACCGCACATACGCACGAACTTGAGAACCGTATGGGCAGCACACTTCTGCTGTTGCAAATATTCCATTAGACACCAAGTCTTCGGGCAGGGTTACTGCCTTGGACACATACGCAGACGAAGGCGATGCGGTAGTGTCTGTGGTGGCAATCATGGCAGCACCTACACCAAAGAACACACCTGTATCAACCGCAGGAGACAGATATGACTTGAATGGGATGGATGGGCGAGTCAAAGAGAATCGCAAATCCTTGGTACTGGTATAAACAGAAGACAGGTACTTGTTTTGATTATTCTGTAGAACCAATGGACTTGATGTGTCTAGAATTATCGCAGAAGTGCAATTCAATGGTGTGATTTGTGGCACATTCACCTTTATAACTTGACAGTTAGTTATATTTTGATTTGCATAATCTACTGTTCCACTTGAATAATCACCAAACTCGCAACGATTCACAGTAAACGCAATATCGGTTGACAGGTTTTGAGCAGCAGCACCAACCGACTGTGGTTGATACAGAGTTCCAACGGCAGGATTATTGCCACCACGACCAGTATTTGTAAGATCGACACCTGAATCGTAAGCACGCAAGGTGTAGTTCTTGCTGTTGGTCATAACAGCAATTGCGTACTCTCCCGGCTCTAAATAAATTGGGCTACTGAAAGTGAATCCTGTTCCAAGGGGTTCCACAGTACCGCCCACATATCCTGTATTGACCTGTGATGGCATCAAGGTCACGGTAGACATGGGGAAGGAAACCGAAGGTGATGGGTATCCGTTTATAGTGGGACGCAACTGCACAGTTACAGGCAGAGTGGTGTCTTTGGTATCAAAATACAGAGTCACGCTGTTTGCGTACACGCCTTCGGGATACGCCTTTGCGTCAATAATAAAGGTTTGGCAAAGCGGATCAATCCACTGGTTGCTGTTGATGGTTTCTTGAATATTGTCGTAGGAAACATCGCGCTGGAAGGGGTCTTTAATGATGCCTTCACTTGTAACAGCCTGCCGTCTGTACTCTGGGTTTCGTGTGGAGTACACGCCATCAAACCGCTGACGCACATTTCCACCACAATAGAAAATTCCATCGGCTGCTTGTGTGGCGTTCTGTGTGGTTGCGTTATCAGAAATTCGTACAGACTTTTCGCCTGACAGGTATCCTTCGCTGGTGAACGAGAAAGTGACACCAACGGTTCCGTTTGAGTTGGCAGAAAGCCCACTCTTGACTAGAACGCCGTCCACATACAGATTCAATCCTGTGGAACTTGGACGCAATCCGTAAGCAGTAACACCAATATTGTTGTTTACAGGAACATACGGAACCACCGTTCGGTCTACCATTCGGTTGTCAAGTGTCTTGTACTTGGTGCGACCAATCAACCTACTAGAGTTCAGCAGATTGCCAACCTTCTGATCGGTTGGTGTGGTGTTTCTGTTGATTGCTGTCTTTTCGTTTCCAGAGTTGGTTGTGGGAATAGACGAAGGCGAATTGGTTCTTGGTGTTTCAAGAATTCGCTTCTGAACATCGTCCTTGCCATCGGTTCGGATTTGAGTACCAGTCCATAGGTACTCCCAATCGTTCCATTGGGTTCCGAAACCGCGAGCGTTGTTTGCGTTGGAACCAACCCAATTGTCATTCTCTGACATGTTGTTATTGTAAACAACAGGGCGAACACCTGTATCAAATCCAGTCTCGTACTGCTTGGTGAACTTCATAAATCCAAGCCAATTAACTGTGCCTGTGGGGTTTACTGCCACGCTCTTGTTGTATCCGTCATTTGTAATAAGCGGAGTAGAGGTGTAGTCTAAAGTAACCAATCCATCACTAGAAACAGTAGTGCCAGATGATGAAGTAATACCACCCAAACTAAACAGGTTGTGTGTAAACATTGGGCGCAGTTCACCGTATTGGTAGTCCACAGCGCATCGGTGGTCTTTATCTGAAACATCTCCACCAGCGTGCCCGTAGAAATCATCGGTGTAGATTGATGTCTTGATGGGTTCTCCATTCAGACTAGAAACACCAAGCGATGCAGTAGAACCGCCGTTTGCAATATATCCGTCAACTATGGGCTTGACATCTCGCCCAGCCATTTCGGATTCAGACAGAGATAATTTTGCAAATGTCTCAATCTCATCAACACGCCTTTCCACATTATGAATATCTGTCATGGTATACCGACGCACATCGTTCTTTATTACAACAACTTCTTGTGGTCTGTAGGTATAGGCAGGCACAGTTAGTGTAGCCACAGTCATTGAGTTTTCTGTTTCAGGTGGGGACTGTGGAGATAGTTCAGCAACACCTGAATCAACAGCAAACGATGTTGACAGGTCTGATGGATTAATTTTTAAACTCAACCGATCAATTCGGGGCAAATAATTGCTCCAAGACACTGTGGTTGCAGACAGCGACTCGTAATCTCCGTATGGCTTCGCATAGATGTTATCTAATGTTGGGCCACTATGTCGGAAGTCCACGCAGTTAGCCAACGAAACAGTTCGTCCAGTTTTGGGGTTCGTGAACAACGGAATTTGATCGTATGATATACCCAAATACGAGTGCTGCCCAACAAATGGGCCAAAGGTGGTTCCACCGTGTTGGAAATAATTGTATGAGCATGTAACAGTTTTATTAAGAGGAAGAGTATATGTACCTTCTTTTGATTTCTTGCAAACTAATGCAGAATAGTCATAGAACCCTTCGCGTTGACCGTCATCCAACTCAAAATCTGCAAGTTTATCAGCACCATCAAAAGACAATCCTGTAACAGAATACACATCCCAATTAGGCAAAGTGAATCCAACACGACCGTTTATATTGGCAAAATTAAACGCTGTTGCGGTTACAGTTCTAGCGGTAGATACCTTGATTCTGCAAGTTCCAGAAAAACCTGATGCTGAAGCAAAATTAGCAGTGTACTTGAAAGGCAACACCATTCGCACACTCGGTGATGCTGCGGTAAATCCGGTTGGGCCACCAGATACTCCCATTACTAAATTTGATCCACTCTTGTACACCGAAACTGTAGCAAGAGGATCACCAGCATCGTTATTAGCGGGAGAGAACACGATACCACCACTGTTTATAAACTGATACTTGCTAATTGTTGATCTTACACTTGTTGATGTACCACTCAAATCAGGAGCAACATCAATAAAAGAAGTATTATATGATCCAGTTGGAAGATCAAGATCACTTGGGGTAACTGTCCATGTGTTGGTTGGACTGGTAAAACTAACGCCCAATGTCTTGGATACAACTTTGCCGTAAAAAGACAAGGCAGTAAAAGCACTTACACCTTGTGTGGGAGTAATCTCATAAACCAAAGAGGTGTCGTTTGCTCCACTACCACCAATAATACCAAATGTGGTTCCTGTTATTGGGCCAAAAATACCGAATGTGATACCTGCACTTGCACCACCCGGACTTCCGTAAACTACTGCGCTGCTTGCCCCGCTAATCACCGAGTCTGTGCAAATTCCGTACAGGTACATGGAATACGCAGCAGAAGTCTTTCCAGATCCAACTGCTCGTGGAACCAACCCGTGTACTCCTGCTTGACCAATAAAAGCACCACTACTGTTTCGGAATCGCACAAGAGCGTATCCACCGTTCATATTATTAAAATAAGTGTAAGCCGTTGCACCATAATTGGCAGTGTCTAGCGAAACACCCAACACATTTCCAGTATTGAATCCAAATGATCCACCAGCAGATTGAGTGGTTCGTGCTTTGGTTATACCAATAATTGTAGGATACTTGGTTTCTACTTCATTGCCAAAAACATACGCTTTTCCTGGCCCAACTACCACATCTAGTTTAGTAGCATCGGTGCTAGAATTACGCACACTCACATCAAACGGACTAACCACATACGAACCAGATTCGTCATAGGTTCTTTGAGCCAATGTTTTGGCAATATCCCCATAAACAACTTTGTCTGCCTTTTTGGTAACTTTGCCGTCCTCAAAACGAAGGATTTCAACAAAATCGTTTGGTGTATCAGTCAGATCAACCTGTGTCAAATCCAAATTTATAACAAAACGATCCCCACCCGGTGCTTTATAGTTGGGAGAACCAAAAGACGGATCTAGCAGGGTTAAATCCTCTGCTGATGTGGTTGTATCTCGGGTAACAGCAAAACCAACCTTTTTATCCAAACCAGCAAATGTGACACCACTAGAAGTACCAGTTAAATCACGATAAGTGCCTGATATTGTATACGGAGTAAACGACTGTTCGGTGTTAAGCACAAACGCGCCGTCAACATAAAATATACCTTCACCCACAGTTACAAGTTTGCACAATCCGTTGTGGGAAGTACCCGCTGCAACCATTGGACTATACGATCCACCGTTGCTTGTGGTTATTCCAAGAGTAACACCTGTGGTTGGGATTTGAGCACCGTAACCACTCACATAATCCACAACCACGAACAGTTTATCGTCTGTTTCGGGAGGCAGCACATGGGCAATAGTGCCGCTAGCAGTTGCTCCCCAATAAATGGTTCCACCAACCAGTGAAGCCCAATCAGTAGAGCCGAATGCGTTGAACGGAGAACCGGAACCTGTCCTCAATCCCAAGAAGTTAGTGTTACGAACCGAGATGGGCGCACCCACAATACGGGAGCCGTCTTTAAACAGGTGATCGCCAATTTTTGAAATTTGATCCTGTAGAATTGACTGCATTTGGGTCAATTCACGGGCTTGAACCGCGTAACCGGGCTTGAAAAGAATTCTCAAGAAACGATTAGCAGGATCGTAATCGTCGTAATACGGAGAAATGTTGAAAATACTTGGGTCGTAAGCCATATTTTCCTTTTAGAATCCTACTCGTAGTCTGAATTCTTCGCTTTGGTTTTGTAGTCTCTGAACAGGCTGTATACTGTTTATGTATATGATTTCGCCAGAATGAATGTCTATCTGGGGGTTTGTAACACTACTAACTGTATATCCGTCATTTATTAAAGTGCGGTTTAGACGAGAGAAAGTTAATCCGCTACCTGAACTGGTTTTGAATATACCGAAAGGCTCGCTGATGTACAGTTTTCCTGTGGATGCGGTGATCTTGTCCCATTTATACACATAACCACTAGCGTAATCGTTTTCATAAGACGCACTCTTGCCCTGTTGAACAAAATCACCACTCACCCATGTGGTTTCACCGAAATCGTCTAGCGACGAACCCAATGGCTTATTCATGCTTAATACAGTCAGCCCTGTATACTTTGGAACAGTTGCTTCATCAAAATATGGAGGGCTTGCACTTATAATTTTGAAAAGTTCAGCAGTACCACCTTCGGTTGCTAGCGACAGCCCCCTGTTCACAAAGGCAAGTTCGCCGTATGCCAAAGAAACACCACCCACATACGCAGTAACACCGCCACTAACTCCTGTAATCTTGAGAGATTCCGAGGCTCCGCGAGCAAAAGCATTCTTGGTTACACGAACACCCAATTTAGTCGTGGTTGCAGAAATAATTGTTCCTTCTGCGGTAATACCAAAACCGTATGATATACCACCGAATGCAGAAATACCCGCAGGAATATTTTGAGTAATGGTTTCGCCCACCGAGAATCCCGATTTAGGAGTAGACAGGTTAAGATCGTAAACATCCAAACGATCAGCCCATGTTACGGGAGTAGCACCTGTGTTTTTTACCTTTATCTGTACTCGAATTTCACCGTTCACTGTGTTTGCCGATATCACAGAACTCACAGGGAAAGACGCATACGACTCTGCTCCTGTGATAAAGTTTTTGCTTCCACTAAAGAAATTAGTTTCAAACCCTGCCTTATCGGATGCCGCACTTCCAAGATACAACAACACAAGATTACGATAATACTGCTGATCGCTTCCTGCTAAATTTTCGCTGCCATCATTCAGTATTGGATTTCGGATAATTCCAAATTGACGATATGTTCCATCTGTGGGAATAATACTAGAATCATTGGTATCGTCTATTTCTGCAATCATAATCACATCAGAAACATTGAGTTCTTTCAAGATGTTTGAACCGTGCCCACCCTTTGGAGACAGTATTGCATTCAATGTTGGGTGAACAGTATTTCCTGATGTTCCACCAGATTTTGGACTAACAACTTCTACCGCTGCTTGGCTGTAGTTCCGCCCACCATTAACCAAATCTATGCCTGTGACTTTACGCCAATCCGCGTCTCCTGTTTTTCCCAACCGCAAGAAACCGTAAGCCCCTGTACCGTCTCCAGAAATACGAGCATGGGGAAGAATATCATAAAAAACTCTATCACTTGAATTGTTAAAAGTTAAAACAAACGGCTCATACTCTCCACGAATTGTAAAAGTGTATGAACTAGAATCAGAAGTTACTCCGTATATGATGCCGTATTTATTTACATCGGTAATACTTCCACCACTCACACCCACAACTCGTAAAATATTTCCTTTATAAGTGTCTAGTTGTGATTGTGGAAGAGTAAACTGATTGGTGTTTGTGCTAGAATTGATGGTATAAAAATCACCAACACCATAAGAAACATTAGCAGCAGTAGTTCCTGTTCCACCAACCACAAATCGTGCACCGTATTCACTTCCAAGATAGGTGGCAGCAGACACACCACCGGTTGATGTGACTTCAAGAGCAGTAATTTGCCCGTTTACTGCTGACCTTTGAGCATTGAATTGGAGTGTGGTTTCGCTTGTGCTTGGGTCTGTAAGATTGTTCTGCTCAATCCTCACAAAATTGATAGGCACATAATCGGTAAGTTCATACGGAATATCCGATGCTTTTACGGTTGCCAAATACTTCCATGTGTATCCGTCCTGACCTGTCAGTGGGGTGGAAGTTGTATGAGTAGGCACATCTCTTGATGTTCCTGTTGTTGCTCCAACGCACTTATAGATGTTGTTTGCGTCTGTCACTACATAAAAATTGCTTGGTGCGTCTTCGTTAAACAGTTCTACATCGTCACGATACGCATCGTAAACACCGCCTGCTGTCCAACCAATTCGTGGAAGAGCAAACACTATTTTACTGGGATCTATTTGCTTGTAGCCAATAATGCTACGCATAACATCGTATTCTGCACGAACGGTATCCGCAGGCACAACAGGAATAATATCAGCACTGGCTCCTGCTGTTTCGGGCCAAGGAGTAGTCTTGGCAATAAACAGGTAGTGGTTGGCACGATTTGCTGCTATTTCGGTTAGAAACGACTCTGCAAATGCTCGTTTAATGGATGTTTTCAGTAGTAGGGGCATATTAGGTATTACTCTCCCAGTGTATCGTATGTATCTTGAGTCAGCACAGTTCCGTTCGCTAGGCGTGTGCCTGCCGACTTGTACACCAAGCCGTACAGGGACAGTAGGGCTTGTATGGTCATGTTACCCATGCTGATTCCTATTGGTACTGATCTAGAACCTGCCGTGTTTGGATGCTTGGAAATATACCAATACGGATACCCTGCGGCAACAGCAGCAGGGTAACAACCAAAACCTGCACCCTCAAAGAATTGCCCAAGAGAAGCCTCTAGTCTGTATTTTCTAGACAGATATGCGTACACCAATAGGCGTTCACTCTGATCCAAAACACGGTCGTATACAAGAATTTCGTAAATTACACCCTTGAACGAGTACGGTGTATTGGCAAGAGCAGCAGTCACAAAATTGGCAGACGCGGTAGAATCAGAATACGGAGCATCTAATACGGGCAAACAGAACGCACCAAACTGCCCCATATCAAGGGTTGCACCGTTGTACGAAACTTGAGATGCTTCAAAGTTGGAAGGATTGGAACCACCCGGACTATCAGGGCGGGCAATTCGTCTAGCGGTTTCCACAGAGTAATTGGCAGACTCTTCGCCGTTATAGAACGACTGTATGCGTCCTGTAGTATCTCGCCGCCACTCTCCTAATGAAATGTTTTCTAGGGACACACCAGTGGTTGTTGCCCTATACGGATTGAATGCAATACGAGACGCAGTAGTGCTGCCTGTGTTGCTACGCAAACCAACTAGACCACTTTCATACGGATAGAACGACTGGTTTGTGCTAGAGTTTACAAAATAATATCTACTGTTCTGTTTGGTGGAGTCTGCATCAATATCACTATACGATCTATGGTATAGCAGGTGGTCGGTTTCTGTGTTTCCGTAAGTGAATCCTGTTCCTGTGGCTGTGGTAAAGTCCTTGAATTTCTTACTAGAAGAAACAAATCCTAATCCGTAATTTGAAGCAGTATATCCAGATGCAGTAGTACCTGCTCGGAACACTATAAACACACTCATGTCTTTGGTTAAAGATATGCCACGAGTTAAAACAAAATGCTGTCCTGATAGAATTTTTTCACCGGTAGTTCCTGGGCCAAAAGGCACAGTAGCAATACCACCAAGAGTTTTTCCTGTTCCGTAACCACCACATACTCCAGCCTGTGTCCATACTGTATGTGGCCCATACACAACACCGCCATTGAATTGAATACCAGTTCTACCCGCAAACCCTCTGTCATTGATTACTAGAGTGGGGCGTAGTTTATCAATTGTAACACCAGTATAAGAAGTAGTCCACGAATCCCACTTGGGAGGAAATGCGTGATTTTGCGAAAGCGAGGCATCACTCCAAATATCCATGCTTGCACCTGTAATCAACGACCCACCACACACTCCAATATTTTCAGGCTTGAGCCACAGCGTTAAACCAACCAACCCAAATGGGGAATTGCCCACAACATTAGGACCAAGACGAGACTCATTACCCAACAGCCATGCCGTAATGCCACCCAAAGGCGCACCAAGAGGACGGTGAGCCACCGTGCCGCCTTCAGGCACAAAGCAGTAGGTATACCCCAGGTTTCCACCCGAACCGCCTGCGGTGAATGTGGTTCCTGCTGGCGCAGTGTTTCCATTTGGCCCTAATTCTGCTGTGCTGCCAATATACGGATTGTAGCCTGCGGGATACAAGTCTCCAGTAGTTCCATATGTAATTCCGTACTCCTGAAACACCCAATTTCCAGCAGCGGTGATACCGTTGTTTCGTAAATCCAAAGTGGTTCCAAAGGTGTACGGCAAATAGTTGCCCATCACTGGAACGCCTTCACGAGTAAGTTGAGACGATGCCACATGACGACACATCACCCTGTCTTCCAAAAGGATGGAACCAAACATCTTCATGCCAGCAGGATGCACCAATTGTTTCAATACGGAATAGAAACGATCTATGCTGACTGCGGATTTTAATTCGTATGAAAATTCTTGGTAGTAGTCGCCGTCGTAAATCTTTGGAGTAGACGAAATCTTTCCTGTATTGCCTTTGTAGTATCCGGGATACCGAGTAATTGCAGACGGCGTAAACACGATTTGTGCGTTGGTGTTGACTCCGTTTGAACTGATAACCAGCGCACTTATGGTATTCACATAGTTGATGCCAGAGTTTTCAATCTGAATACGCTTAACAGCACCGTCTAGACCCGTCTGCTGCACCTTTGCGGAGAATCCCACACCGTCTCCCTGCAAATACACCACATCTCCCACATTATAATTCGATCCTGCTGTTTGGATATAAAAATCACCAAGCACACTGAATGTGGTTTCTGTAAACGGATCAAAGGTAGAATCAGGTGGTGTCAGTACTACTTCAACATTAGGCAAGAAATTACCAACCAAATCGGTCAGATACAGTTCTGTAATAGGCACACCGTTTTGATAGTACTGAAACACCCGATCAATGGTTGCATACGCTTGCAGCGTGTACAGGTCTTTGTACTGCTGCACTTTTCCGCCTTCTGCGTATTTGTGGAGTGTTTCATTGTTTCGTGTAACCTTGATAGACACCTGTTCCACCCATTTACCGTCAGATGCTCGCAAAATGTCGTTCTTGGGGTAGTAAAACTGCACATTGCTGTCAAACAGTAGACGGAACAAGAACCGATACGCACTCTCTGTGCCTTTGCTGCCGTAAAACTGCTTGATTTTTTTCAGCAGCGTCTTCTTGTTTGGCTTGAGTCCGTCTGTATTGGTTGCAAATATTTCAGGAAACGAATCCAAGAAAGTGGATTTAAAATGGGAGTAGAACTGCTCTAGATTGTTGTCAACATCAATGGCTGAGTCAATATTATTGTTTACGAATCCAGCGTTCCCTTGAGTTTCTGCCCACTCGTAATACGCCTTGATAAACAGCACCAATTTCCTGTAATCACTACGCATAAACGACGGAAACTGTTCCTCAATAAAAGGCGACAGAATGCTTTCAAGTGCTTCAGCAGGCGTATTCAGGATTATGGATTTGATTTCTGGCATACTGTGTTATCGTATTAGTGATGTGACCGAAGACTCGTCTTCTGTGGTAACAGTCACCTGTACAGAATCCAAATATGTGCTGTTTATACGGAGAACTGCGTTGTCTTTGATAAAAATATTTGTGCTTTGCGGCTCAACTGTTAGTATTATAGGGAAAGCAGTAGACGAAGATGTAGGAGTAAATTTAGAGTTTACAACCACAGTTCCCGCTGTGTAATCCACCGTCCCAACCGATGGATACACAGTTAGATAGTCACCCTCCGCAAGTGGATCAGGACGCACCACATTTACTACTCCGTTTCCGTCATCGCGCAGACTGCAATCAGTATAAACCACTCCAATAAGATCAGGGTGGGAGAATTGGTTGGTAGAAATAACTGATGTGTATCCGTCATACGGATGGAAGAACTCATTACCAAAGTTGAAAGTATAACTCTTTGCAGTCAAAATTACGGACGAGTCTGTGCTCTTACGCATCTTTATTTTGGTGTACACACCCAAAACTGAACGATCCAGATTGTTGATTCCTTCTGCCATCTTGGAGTAGTAGAAATCAGAACCAAACCGCTCCACAACAGCAGCAGAGTAACTGTACACATACGCATACACCAGTGATCGTAACACACCCGGAGAGATAGACATGGTGGTTGGTGAGTACACAACACGAATATCAAACACCAAATCTGTGAAATCCGCGTCAACTATGACTGGAGAAACCGTAAGCAACGAGTAGTCTCTACGCAACTGGGCTTCTAGCGTTAGTTTTTCGCCTAGCGTTAGTTTTTCGCCTGACTTGGGCTTTATTGCCACATAAACAGTTCCGTATTGTGGTGGTGTTACTGTTTCACCACCGTACACATGAACCGATTGGGCATTTGGAAAAATTTTGTACACCAAAGCAGAGTAGTCGTTTTCTGTTACTGCGCGATTGCTTGTTTGGTAGAACTTGGGAGCCAAGAACTTGATTTTTGCAATACCTTCCAAGTCTGCACCACCAGAAGTCTGCGAGGCTGTGCTGCCAGTAACCGTATCGGCAACAAATTCCACGCTGCTTATACTGGCATCATCAGACTTGGTAAACGCCACAACACCGTTTCCTGCTTCGCCGTTTGTCTCCACATATTCAATGGAAACCACATTACCACTCTCAGGCTGCTGCCCTAAGATGCCGTCGCCAAAGTACACTTCATAGATTCCTGCTTCTTTTTCTTGTAAGAAATACACTTTGGAAGTGGGAGTCAAAGTCAGGTAGTCAGTTCCCAAACTCCACGCATCGTCAATGCCCGTGGTGTCGCTAATAGACGAGTATACACGCACCTTTAGAGTACTAATATCTGCCTTGTTGTTTGGAATAATCAGGAACGAACCAATCTTGGTGTCACGGTTGTAGATGTATGTGACTCGGCGAATGGTTCCTTCGTACAACTCCACATTTCTAATAGCGTTATCACCAGCATCAGCAAAAACCGTGTCTAGATTCACAAACTTGTACCGCGTACCTTCCAAATTGGTTCCGCTGAATTCTGTGCCTCTAGCCAAGTAGGTGTCTGCTGAAGCGGTTATGCCCAGCATGACATTCACCATGCCTTTAGATGCCGTTATAGAGGACGGCAGGTAGCCCAAATGCTTGGCATGAGACACCACAGACGGGCGCAGCAATGCGCTGTCCAAGAACATCTCGTTTGCAACCATGTTGGAGTAGAACGCTTGGTAGTGCGTATTGTACGCCAACACATCCAACAAGGTGTTGAGTACAGAACCGTCAAAGTTGTAGTCCTTTAGATTACTCTGTGTCTCCAAATAGGTTTTCAAGGACTGTTTGATTTCCTCAAAGTCAAGCCCTACAACATTTACTGTGTTATTCTGTGCCATCAGCGTATCCTTTCTAGTACCGTGTTAACTGTGTCCTTTTCGCCAGTGGCACGCAACGAAAACTCAACACTAACTTCGTATGAATTCTGATCGGGAAAGGATTTGATGTCCACAAACAAGGTTCCGATTCGTGGTTCGTGTGTACGCAGTGTGTTTAGAATTCTGTCTCGCATCTCAAATGTAGTTATGGAGTCTATGGGTTCAAACAGCAGAGCACGCAGAGACGCTCCAATATTTGGCTGAAACAGACGCTCACCGTATGCGGTTGACAGCAGATTCAGTATGGACTGCCTAACCGCTTTGGTGTCTGAAAGGGTCAACAAATCGTCTGTTTTGGGATGCGCTCCCATTGTAGGATCAATATCTGTGTACACGGGGTCTTGTACACTTTTTCCCGTATTGGATGTTAGGTAGTTGGGCATTGGTTACTTTTGTGCGTGGAACAGGTGGTTGTTTATGCTTCGTGTGGTGCTGTCTATCACATCCTGTAGATTGCTATCGGCTATTCCTTCCTCGTGGAGTTTGTCCATATCATCCATATCACACCAATGGCAACACACAAAACCCATAGGAGTCAGCGAATCTTGGCATTTCAACGAACTCACAGAAAAATATACTACATTATTTATCTCTAATATTGAACGAAGCGAGCAATCCGGCAAACTTGATACCCGTATGATTTCATTGGTTCGCTTGTCCAAAATATCAACCAATTCCATGTATCGTGTCAGCAGCACATCCTGCGACTCTAGCAACATACTGGGAATGCCACCCGCGCAGGATTCGTGTGTCACAGAGAACCGTTTAATGGAACTACCGTCTGCAAACTTGCCACCGTTGTGGAATTGAAATATTATTGCACGCGAGCAGCGCATGAGTACTCGCATCTCTGTGAGTAGTTCGTGAACCTTGCTGTGTATTTGGAGTTGGGTTGTTTCCTTTTTGGCTCGCCATTTAAGTGAAATATTCTTTTTCTTCAACATGGAAACCACACCAAGCCCAACACCAACACCCAAAACACCCACCAATTCACCAATAGAAAACACAATGTCTCGTATACCACTCAAAGACGATGCCATTTCTGTTGGTTCGCTCATCGCGTTGTACTCCCGAATACTGGATTGGGTGATTGATTAAGTGAGCCGAATCCCGGATTGGCTGCTTGATTGAGTGGGTTTGCTGCTCGCGCTTGCTCAATGAATTCGGGATTCAAAATGCCTTGTTGAAAACCCACACCAAATTTGGTGCACGGATCGTTTGAAAAATTGATTGCAAAGTTGATGTTGGTGAACTGTGAAATAAAGTTAAGAGCATCGTTGAATAAGCCGTTC